GCGCTTCTGTAGCCTCTACTAAAGAATACCTAGCTAGTACTGGAAAGGCAACAACATGATAGAAAGAGTTTCCAGATACTACGACGGATCGTTAACTCAGACTCCAGATAAATACACTGATGCCTATCTCATCTCTGTTTTTAGACGTTTTTCTGACAGTAAAGAAGTTAACTACATTACTTATACTTGGAAAGATGGAGACAATCTTTCTAACCTTGCTGAAGTTTTTGGGGTAGGAGCTAAATATTGGTGGGAAATTTTGGATATTAACCCAGAAATTCTAGACCCATTTGATATTCCAGAGGGTACTATATTGCGAGTTCCGTATGGCAACTAATAAACAAACGCCCGCACAGAAGAATTTTGTATGGGGTTCTAATGCAAAGGACAGTGATTTTGCTGCATCATTTCCTAAAGCACCTGACATGGAGCTTATACTAATTGGTGCTGAGCTTCACCAGGATCCTGATGAACATGATCGTCTAGTGCTTCACTACAAAGGAAAACCAAGCAATAGAAAGAACGCTATCATATCCGGTGACCCTATAGTTTTTACCTATCGTTCAGGAAAACTTAAGTCTACTTGGAATGGATACATTCATCATGTGACTCAAGATAACTCTCATAAAGGTGGTAATACCGATATCGTGTGCGTAGGTGCTTCTTGGGTTTTAAAAAATACTGATCAAAAAATCTACAAGAATGTTACAGCAGATCAGGTTATTTCTAAGATTGCCAAAAAGAATAGTCTAGAATCTGTTACCCAAAGAGACCCTAGAGTTCGTGATCAGGTGTCTCAGTCAGGTCAAAGTGATTGGCAGCTGTGCCGAAGTTTAGCTAAACAAAATGGGTTTGCTTTACGTACTGAAAATACTACTATAATTTTTGTGTCAAAAAATAAAATTTATCAAAGCCAGAAAAACTCAGCACCTTATTTTAACTACGTTGATGATGAAGTTGGCGGTGTCGTACCTGCGTCACTTCGTATGACCGGAACTATTCTTTCTTTTGAACCGTTAATCTCTGATCAAGCTCCAGAAAATTCAGGCCGTATAGACAGAGTTGTTAGTGGTGTTAACACTTCTACTGGGGCAGCTGTTAAAGCTACTCATACACATGTTGCACCTGTGCCAGGAAACTCTGGCGTAGTGATTCCAAACAAGAGTTATTTTGCAAAGAAATTGGGTGCATAATGAGTAACTTTTCAAATAATAAGTCTGATGGTACGCAAACAGCTATTTTTAAAACTCACTATCCCCATGAAGTTATTAAAGGTTTAACTAAGTCCAAGCAAATAGCTCAGTCCTATAGCGATACTAAAAAATACCAACATAGAGCAAAAGTAACTATTGTAGGACATGCAACTCTTCGTCCCTATGACCCTATCTACTTAGACGGGCTTCCAAATGGAATGTCTGGCTACTGGACAGTTCTTTCTATCGAGCATATATTTGGTGGTCGTGTAGCAAAGTATATGATGAGCATTGAAGTAGGAACAGACGTAATAGGAGAAGTAGACTCAAAGGCTAAAGATAGATCTGACACTCGAGATGTGCAAAGCGATTTTGCTAACCAGTCTTTGACTGCATCCCCTTCTAAACTTAGCGAGTATACCCTTTCTCCCAATGCTTCTACCGTTAGTCCAAAATATGGGGTAACTCCTAAAACAGCAATTCAAAATTTATCTAAAGTTGTTGTTCCTAAAATTCCTGGCGCAACTGCTTTTAGAGACCTATCTCCAAATATCGGTGGGATAAAAAAGACGATACAATGGGTAGCTACTAGTAGCGGAAGGGTATTAAAATGAGTAATGACTCTGAGTACATGATGGACCCACAAGGGCGTCCTCGTTTTTACGGTATATATTCTGGTCAAGTAACCGGTGTTAATGACCCTTTAAAACAAAATAGAATTCAAGTTTTAGTTCATGGACCTACCGGAGTTGAATCTCACAACTGGGCTCCAGCATGTTCCCCAGTAACTTCTTCTTCATATCACCCAGATCATCAACCGCATACAGCCGCACAGATTGCAGCCCTATTAACTACTACTTCAACAAGTGTTAGTGGTGGTGGTGGAGGCACAGTTCCTGCGCTAACTGTTGTTGCTAAAAGCGGAGGTGGGCAACTTAATCATCCCCACACTACTACTAAGACTATGGTAACTAAGAACGTTATAGTATCTTCTCCCACATCTACTACAGACACTTTAGAATCTAGCATCTATACTACTGCTAGCGGACTTAGTGCTCCAGGAACTACGAGCTCATCTACTAGCAATAAAGTTCCAGAGCACACTTTTCACAGGACTGTGCCGGCCGTAAACCAATTAGTGTGGGTTATGTTTATTGCAGGGGATCCTGATTACCCGGTATGGATAGGAGTACAGTCATGAGTAGAGCAATTAGTTTTCCGTATACTATTAGCCCTTCTGGAGTAGTCCAATTAACAGACTCTTCCGCTAAAATTTATTTAGATAGGGTTTTAACTTTACTGTCTTTTTACGTAGGGCAACGGCCAATGCAACCAACTTACGGAGTTGACTGGAGCAGAACTTTGTTTGAGAACAACAGCGATGCTAGAATTGCCATTCCTATTGCCATATCTGAGGCAGTCTCAAAGTGGATTCCTCAGGTTAGCGTAACCTCAGTAGAGTTTGCTGGGGAAAATATTGACGGTACTGAAAATGTCATAGTGTCTCTAAAGCTTCCAGATGATACACTTACGTCCTTAACAATTAATACTGGAACAATTAACTACAACGGAACTACGACAGAGGAGTATTAAGATAATGCAAATTGACTATACATCTAGAGATTTTGCTGCATTAAAAGCGGACTTAGTTGAATTAATTAAAGAACGTACTAATACTACTTGGGACCCTACTGACTACTCTGATCTAGGTAACGTGTTAGTTGAAACTTTTGCTTATATGGGTGACATTATGTCTCACTATTTAGACCGCATTGCAAATGAAGTTACTATTGATACGGCTATTCAACGTAAGACTTTGCTGTCTTTTGCTAGACTGTACGACTATGTAATTTCAGGGCCAACCCCATCTACAGTAGATGTAACATTTACTAACATTAGTAGTAACACAATTGACATTCCAACTGGTACTCAAGTTATGGCACCTCTTTCTTTTGGTGCTTACTCTGAAGTTTACTTTGAAACTACTACCTCAGCTACAGCAATTGTTCCTGGCGCATCAATTACTCTTACATGTCAAGAAGGAAAAACAGTAAATACCGACAAGCCAGACTTAATTGATAGTACTTACAACATTGCTTTGCCAGCTAACCTTGGCACATCAGATGGTAGATCTACTCAAACGTTTACTATTCCTGAATCTGGAATTGTAAATAATTCTATTACGGTATATGTAGGTCAAGGAGTTGCTTTTGGTAACTGGACATACGTTGATAACCTATTTGAATCTGGACCTAACGATAAAGTATTTACTACAACTCCAAATGAAGATGGAACAATTGATGTTGTATTTGGTGATAATGTAAACGGATCTATCCCACCAAGTGGACAGCTTATTAGTGCAACGTATAAAGTAAGTGTTGGATCTGCTGGAAACATTAAATCGTTGTCTATTACAGAACTTACATTTTTTCCTGGTAATCTAGACCCACAAGTTACTTCTTACTTTACAGTATCTAATAGTGGTCCAGCATCAGGTGGTACTGACGGAGATACATTAGTTAACATTAAAAATAAAATTAAAGCTGCGGTTTCAACAAGACGTAGAGCTGTAACTTTAGAAGATTTTTCTTACTTAGCAAATCTTGCTGAAGGAGTAGGAAAAGCTAGCGCAGCATCAAGTGTGTACACTAACGTTAATCTGTATGTTCAACCTTTAAATGATGGACAAGCAGCAACAGGATATCCTCAAGCAAACATTATTGGTATTGCTACAACCGGTACAGCAATAACTTTTGCTACTGATACTAATCACGGATTTGCTATTGGAAACACTGTAAATATTTCTGGTGTTGACCCTGTTGCGTACAACCTACAAAACGTTGTTATTACTGCAGTGCCTTCAACTGTAACTTTTACAGTTGCTAGTACCCTCACAACAGCGTATGTTATTGGTGGGCTAGCAGTATCTTTAACTCCTACATCTGCATGGACTAATCTTTCGTATGATGTTGAAAGATATATGTCAGATAAAATTTTAGTGGGAACAACCTTAAGTGTACTTCCTCCAACGTACGTACCAATTTATCTAACAGCTACTGTCACAGCAGATTCTGCCTGGAAAAATTCAGATGTAAAATTAGGTATTTACCAAGCAATGCTAGGTGAAACAGGGTTGTTCTACTATAATAATAATACTTTTGGTAAGGTAATTCCTCTTTCTACTATTACATCAGCAATTCAAAATGTGCCAGGGGTAGTATCAGCTACTGTAACTCAACTGTCTAGAGACGCTAGTGGGTCAGTTGGCACCCTTTCTCTTGCAGCAAACGAAATCCCATACTTGCTTGCTACTAGTTTGGTTACTACAGTATCTGGTGGAATAGCATAAATGGCAAAGTATGGTACAAGACGATATGGTTCTGGGGTACGCTACGGCGTAACTTCTATAGTAAGCGTTTACTATCAATCAAATATTTTTGCAACCTCAATCAATTATCAAACAATTAGAGTTGTTTGGGATCCAATTGTCCCTGACCCTAATGATCCATCACCTACACACTGGGCTTTAGTTAAAAGTTATTCTGGAAGTGTAGACGATCCTGGTACTGGAATTATTGTTGCTGGAGGTAGTTACTCAGGCTTAAGTACTTCTTTTACTGACATTATTACAGACATAGAAGACGTAGAAGTCTCTTACTCTATTTGGTTATTTAATGGTTCAGCATGGAAATTTTGTGGAACATCTTATGCAGTATTAGTTGGAGAAAAAAATTCTTTAGCTAAGATGTCTACTTGGTTGCCTAAAACTTGGCTTAACTCTATAGACGGTGTGGGAGAAGGCCTTTCAACTTATAACAGTAATAGTTTAGTGACTACTCTGGGTGTCTTTTCTTTTATGTACGACTATTTACGAGTACAAGGAAGTATTTTAGCAAACTCTCTTGACCCATTTTACACTCCAAGTGCACTGTTAAACGCAAAGACTACTAGCTTAGGACTTCAATACGAAGCTGCGTTAGGAGATATCTATAATAGATCTCTTGCTGCCACAGGCAATATTGTTAACTCTCGTAAAGGTACTTCTCGAAG